CTGCATTTCTAAACTTATGGTATGTTGAGAATCCAATTCTAGATTGAGTTGCTGCAGTTCCGACTGTAACTTGATTTGATACTAAATCGGCAAAAAATTCTACTTTATGATCAATAGATTTCATATTGACCTGACCTAGAGCTCTAGATCCATTACCTCCAGAAATTGTCAATATAGGAGTTTCTGCATAATCAAATCCAGGGTCTACGATTCTGATTTCTTTGACTGCTCCAGATATTGCTGCATATCCAGTTGCTCCAGTTCCGACAGAATCATTAACAATTAAATTTGGAACATTAATAACATCAATGTTTGTTCCAGGAGCAAGAATTTCAACATCTTCAATTTTTCCATATCTAACAACATCATTAGATTTATAATTTAATATTTCAACCCCATTAATAAACATACCAGTAGATCCTGGCTTTGTTTTGTTAATAGTTCCATCATTAATTGGATTAGAAAACTCTCTAACTAATTTTTGAGATACTAAATCTTGACCATTTAATTCAAATGGTTTTATTGAACTATCAACAACAGATGTTTCTTCTGATAGAGATATAAAATTTGAATTTAAAATATCATTTCTACTTTTTGCAAATTGCAAAGTAAATCCATCAACTCTTTTAACAAAATAAAGACCGTCATCAAAAAGTCCAGTTCCTCTAACTATTCTGGTGTCTGAACTTCCAGAGTCATTGATAAAAGATTCACTAACTAATCCAGCAGAATAGTAAATTGCATCTCCAGTGTAAAAACCATGCTCTTGACCTGGAGATATATTAAATGTATCACCATTGAAAGTTCCAGAAAAAGTAACTTTTCTAGAGGAAACATCTAACGGTAAAGAATCATAATGAGGAATTGATGGGGAAGCAACTAGATAGTCGGTTCCATTATTATAAACATTAGATACATCAGTGGAAAATTGATCTATATTTGAAAATGTATTTGATTTTCCTTTTAAAATAGTTCTTTTAATTTTATATACTAAATTTAAATCAAGAACACCCTGTCCCCTAACAGTAAAAGACTTGGAGGAAGTAACTGCAATAATTCTTGTATCTTTTGTTGTTCCATCACTCAAAACAAATACTGCAGAATCTCCTGGATTAAACCTAGGGGTCACATTTAGTGTGACCCGATAAGTATTGTCGGAGGAATCAATTAATTCTAATTTACTTACTTTGTAAATTGGGGATATATTATAAAACCAATTTCTTGATCTCTTGCTATTATCAAAGCATCCAAGATTTGATACATTAATTTTTCCACCTTTCTCTAAATCACTTGTATTCGATGGTAAATTAATGGTTCCTAAGACGGAATTAATTCTAACTTTAATAATTTCATTTTGATCTAACTTAGATCTTCCATATGCAAAAGTGTTAACACCAACAGTAGTGGCATCAGAAATAGTGTTAGTTACATTACTAACACCAAAAAATTGAGTTAAAGATTTTGAAGTATAAGATACTACTCCTGTAGTGGTATCATTGTAAGAAACATATAGCTCTCCCGTAGAACCAAATCCAACTGTAGAATCAACATCTAGCGTTGTTGATCCAGAGGAAACTTGTCCAATAATTCTTGTTGTTGGTTCTACAGCAAACTTTCCATATATCGAACCATCTACACCAATATCTCTATTATATCCACCGTCAAATTTAAGTTTATAAAAAGTTTGACCAGAACCAACAGATATTTTTTCAATATCAGTGACTGATGCATACGCTTTGTTTATATTTGTCCCAAATTTATATTGCTCTTGATATAAAGTTGCATTCTCTAAATTTTCTGGATTTCCTTCAATAGGTTCTACCACCAAATCATTGGTAATTCTATATTCTGCATTTGATGGAGATATTAGAAAATCTCTAGGTTTGATAATTTTTACATTTTCATTATATAAAGCTTTGAATAAAATTTCAAACGATACGTCAGTTCCTTTGCTTAAGTAAAAATCTTTTGCTTGCTTTATGAATAAATTTTGATTTACTTCCGAATTTAAAGTTCTATTTTCAAATCCAGGTAAAAATTGAGTTTTTGTTTTTGTTAAAAATTCTTTTAAAAATAAACAACTTAAATTTTTAATCGTGGAACCAGATTTATGATCATCAGACTCAGTTTCTTTAAATACAACTTCTTCTTTATTGATCTCACTTCTATATGAAGTAATTCCAACAAATCCTCTAATACATCCAGTAAAGGAAAAGTCAGTTTTCCCAGTATATGTTATTAACTCATCATTAATCTGCAAAAGACCATATGAATCTGGAAATCCATGAGATCCTGTTGGAGATTCTCCAGGGTCAATATTAATTGTTGTTGCATCAAAATCAAGATCTCCACTTAAAGTAACAGTTTCAGATAGATTTGTAGTTTCATCTAATTTAATATATCTGTCAATATTTTGAATTAAATCAATAGGACCACCTTGATATTCTTGCCCAAGATAATACTGTGTTAAAAATTCAGAAATGAGTGGGAAGTCTTCCTTCACATATGAAGGAAGTTGATTAGATACAATGTTATTAAACTGAACTCTGGTTTCTGACATTTTATGATTTTATCGTCTTTGTGTTTAAATTAAATTTAGTAAGAGTAAGATCCACCCGATGATCCACCAGCTGAACCGGCAGTTGAGGTAGTTGATTGTGGAGTGGTTGCAGTAGACTGAGTAGACTGTTGTACCACTGTTCTTGATGTTGCTGTAGAAGAACCTCCTGTAGATGTTCCAGCGATGTTAGACGCATCTGGACCGCCTGAACGAACCAAATTGCCATTTGGATAACTAGAGGACACAATGTAACTGGAAGCAGAGGGATCTAAACCAGATGCTATGTCATCAACAACAGTTTCAAAGTTACTGTTACTTATATCTAGTTGCAAATAAAGATCCTGTAATCCGACAACATCGTTAGACGTTGGAGCTACTTCAATTTCAATAGTTGGTTGATTATCTTTTAATTTTCCACCCAAAACATTGACGGGGTTTAGGGTAATTATTCCATTAACGTAGTTTATAACGCCAACATTTCTTCTTACAATAGTTGGTGATTGGGATCCAATATTTGGCAATGTAAAGAAGAAAAGACTTCCTGTAGATCTATTTGTATCAGGAATATCAGATAGGTAAACGTTTTGATCAATTCCAACAACTCTAAACGCAGATGTTTTAATATTGTATCCACTCATGCTTTTAATATGGAAAGAATTTCCAAATCCAATCGAATATTCTGCAAAGGTGTCTAAAACTACTCTCAAGTCTCTTCTCATGGCCACAGTGGTAATGTTTGAAGTCACTGACTCATGACTATCATCTACCATTTTTAAAAATTTGCTATATTTAAATCTTGCTCCATATTTGTTCAGTTCACTAGACTCTGAATACTTCGTTGTATTGTTCTGAACAACCGCCGAAACAAAAGATGCTGATGGTGCTAGGTTTGAATTATAATAAATCTTCGTATTGACCTCAAGATACAAATACTTAAGATCTAAAATTTCAGGAACAATTCCTGCAACTGCATATTTTTTTAACTTGTTTTTTATATTCTGCTTGATCAAATTTGGAATGAAATCACCAAATCTAGGTTTGATACTAATAAAAACCTTTCCATATTGTGGAGGGACTAACTCTTCACCACCAAAAACGGAGATTGATTCAGTTTCAGGATAAATTTTTGCGGGAATAATTGTTTCATAATCATTTGCAGTTAAAGCTCTATTTTGAGATGCATAAATTCTTGGTGCAAATTTCTTAATTGACTCTACACCCTCAATAGTTTCTCCTCCAGATGCTGCTATTTCAGATGTGAGGAGTGAAATACCAGCGGTTACTGTGTATTCTTGAGAATTTCTTGTATATACTAATCTACCCGCAAATGTAAATTGACCTACTCCATTTGCAGCATCACCGTTTGAAGTAATGTAGTCTACTGTGATAAAATTATTATCTTCAAGTTTATTACCAAAAACTCCATCTCCAAAAAATACTTGATATCTCTCATCTTCAACTTCTTGAAGGTAATAAACTTTAGAATCTGATTTAATATCAAAAAGACTATCCTGACGACTATATTTTACATTTCTAGATGATTGTTCATTTGGTTTTACTGTAACTGTAATTAAATCAGTATCAATTCCTGGATTTTGTAAAACAAATTTTTGATTTGGTGTTCTTGCACTGTAAGTGAAGTTTGAGGTTAACAAAGACCCCTCATAAACAAATATATCATCAAATGATGCAATATTATCAGCAACGGGAACTGTTATGTCCTCTAATATACAGAAAGTATATGATTGTCTTCCAAAAGAACCTTGACTTGTAGCTACAATACCTTTCTTTAAAGTGATTGTGCTTGGAACTGGTGTAATATTACTCGTATCAATGAAAAAACTAATAGTTGCAGCAGCTGCTTTTCTAGATCTAGGAAGATATCCAATGTTTCTTGCTAAAGATACAACATTTTCTCTTAGTGTTGCACTATCAATGAATACTTCATTTGCGACCATGTTCGCGTTATATGAAGTAATATAGGTGTTGTATGCCAAAACATCAAGAATTGTTGAAAGATTTGATCCTTCAAAATCATAATCAGTAAAATTAGAGTTTTCTTTTAGATATTCTCTAAGTGTAGTTTTTACCTGACTAAAGTCTAGGTTTGTAAAATTAGCTAGTGGCATTGTTTACCTAGTTTGCTGCAAGACGAATTGTAATTCTTGTGGGGGTATATCAGCACCAATAATCTCATAAGTGATTATTGCATCGAAACTATTGTTATCAAAGTCTGGAAGAATCCTCACTTTGTCCAATCTAACTCTCGGTTCAAATCTTTGAATTGATTCTGTAATTTGATCTTTGATGACTATTGCCGATATTTCGTCAATATTATCAAAAAGTGACCTATTGATATTAGATCCAAATGTTTCATCAAAAAATTTCTCACCAGGTATCGTAAATACAATATTTCTTATAGATCGGGCAATTGCATTTTCATTTTTAAGGACAATAAGATCACTTGTCAGAGGATTTCTCTGAAAAGTCATACTAATATCCTTAAAACCCTGACTTACCCTCTCTAAAGGCACAAGAATCCTGCGATTATGTATTATTTATCAACCAAAAAGTGGTTCTGGATCACTCTCTGGGTCAAATAATTCACTTTCTTTAATTTTATCGGTCTTTTTGGGAGTAATTTTGTCGTTAGCAATCTCACGAAGCATTTTTTGGTGCTGATCGTTAGCTAAATTGTCTAAAAAGTCATTGCTCGGTGTCATTTTCCTCTTCTTTTGCTAGA